ATGAACGGCGTCAACAACTACCTCGGTGCATTCGATGAAAAAGCCGACGCCATCAGGGCGCGCAAGAAATCGGAAATTGAAAACGGTTTTCACCCAAACCATGGGCGCGCCGCCTGATCGCCCCCCCCCCCCAATTCGATCTAGCCCGCACGGTCGGGCATCAACGGAGATACGCAGATGTTCAATCGAAAGCGCAATGCAGCAAGCTGGCAGGAAGACGCCGCCCTGTACGCACAATGGGCTCGCGAAGCTTTGCTTAATGGCAAAATTCAGCAGGCAACTTCAGATCAAAAGCTTGCGGCCTATTACGCCCAGCTTGCCCGCGACGAGATGAACATCGCCGCCTGACCAATCCCCTTCCGGCGCAATCCAATTCGATCTCAACCAACTGAGGATGAGTAACATGTCAGAGACAGTGAAGCATACGCCCGGACCGTGGATGTCTCGTCCACACTGGAGAGATAATGCACGCTTCGAAGTATACCCTGACAGAAAGGTTAGCTTTGGAGATCCTGCTGAGATCGCAGTGGTTTCAGGTCATTATGCGGATAATGTTGAAGTCGAGATCGCAGAGGCAAAAGCCAATGCCGACCTGATCTCTGCGGCGCCTGATCTCTTGGATGCGCTTAAGGACGCACGGTACGCCCTATACGGTAATGGGCCCGCCAACCCGAAGATTGACGCCGCCATCGCCAAAGCGGAGGGCCGGTCATGACCTCACCCGCTTACACAATCGGAAAAGACGAACTGCTTCTGATCACGACGCGCTGGAGCGATGGCTCGACCGTGATGCTCGAAACTGAGATGCGACCTTACAAGGCTGCGGAGATCCAGGCGCTCATTGACGAGACCGTTTCCGAGAAGTGCACGGTGATCGATGTCGAGGCATACGACCGCGTCAAGAAGTGCGGCATGTCGATCGCAGAAGACTTCGACGTTCGTTCCTTTGCCGAGCGCGAAGAAGACCGGCGCGAACAGGAATACGAGGAAGAGCTTCGTTACCCTCGCGTCTACAACGCCCGTCGTCTTCCCGCAGGCAACCTCACACACGCGGTGCAGGGTTTAGGAGCGGGGGTATGAGCATTCATAGCCGGCAGGACTGGATTGATACAGCTCGAGCTATCGTGCCTCGTTTGCCCAATTACATGGCAAGCATAAGCGGCCAAGTTGACCCCGACATGGTCGAGGCAGAGCTTTCGCGGCTTCTTACGGCTGAAGACTGGGAAGGTCTTCGCAAACGCTTTCACGAAATTTGGTGGTGGCTCCCGGACAGAGCCGACATTCGTCGACATCCATTCGGCTCTCTTTGCGACCTGTGTTCCGAAGACTGGGCTTTGAACGAAGCGCCCTCCCACCGGGCATCAAACAAGGGATAGGGAAATGGACCAGATAACGCGTGACGCGCTGGAATCTTCAATCAAGCACTGGCAGGAAAATGTCGCTGTCACCTCATTCGGGCAGGCAACGATTGGTCCTCATGACTGCGCACTTTGCAACCTCTTCAATGTCTATGAAGATAAGCTTGAAGAACGCAACTGCATTGGTTGCCCAGTCCGTAAGGCAACAGGCCAGAGGTACTGTTGTGGGAGCCCCTTCGAAAAGGTGTGTAGCGCCCACCGGGCCTTTCAGGGTGATGACGCCAATCTTCAAGAATTCAGAGACGCGGCGCAAGCCGAGCTTGATTTCCTGATCTCGCTTCGCCCCGCCGAAGCCTCCCCCTCCACCCCCTCGTAACCTCAGCACAGCGGGATGAGAAGATGCTCGATGAAATCCCAAACGCAGAAGAGCCGAAGACGATTGCTGGCCGATTTTTCCGATGGTTGCTCATCTGGATTTTCATACTCGGAAACATGCTCTTCGTCAGGCCCGATCGATAACCCACCCCGGCTTTGTCCGATACCCGCATGAAGGGGAAGACTATGGCAGATAGCAAGAACATTGATGATGGCGGCTTCGCCTTTCCTGCGACGGCATCAACCTACGGCTTGAATGGCATGACAATGCGCCAGTGGTTCGCGACACACGCTCCAGAGCCAAGCCCGGAAGATGTCAGATTCGAAATGGATCGGGACGTTAGCCGGAACCCACACAACGATTACCACAAGCCAGCGCGGCGTGGGAGGCTGCAGATCATTGCCGACCTCAAGTTCGCCTATGCCGACGCCATGATCGCGGCATCTCGTGGAGGCCGCTCGTGATGGACGCTTTCACCACACCAGAGGCAGAGCTTCACGACGAGATCGTGGTTGACCTGCACTCGCTCAACAAGCGCCAAGAGCGGATTGCCGCCAAGCTTAGGAAAGCCGAGCGCGTCGAACTCGTAACGATGATTCTCATGTGCTGCGCCCTGATGGCCGGCGGCTGCCTGGCGCTGGAACGCACTCTCTCAATTCAGGCGAAGCAACATCAGGAGGTACTTGCCAAATGGTAGACCCTTGGGACGCGCATTTCAATGGTGCAGTTGCTGCGAGACACTTGGCCATCCAGTGCCGAGCCGACGCGGCTAATGAAACTGATGCCGTCTACCGCGCAAAACTTCTTTCCGAAGCCGAGCGCCACGACGATCGTGCTGAATGGTACGAAGATTGGTGCATTCGCCACATGCCCGCGACCGAAATGGAATACGCGGCATGACGCCGACATTTTGCCACGACTGCGAGCATGTCTCTGACGAAACGCGGAAGCGTAGCCCGCACGGATGGCTTTGCCTGAAACACAAACGGCTTGAGGGCCAAGGTTTCGTTCACCCCGACTACTGGTCGAACGAGGAGCCTTACCTTCGCTGCAAGGACGTTAACGGTGGGCTCTGCCCGCTCTTCGAAAAACGTAGGGAGAATAACTGATGGCTGACATCAAAAATATCCACCAGCGCCTCGCTGCTGTGATGGAGGAAGTCGATTACATTCAGAAGGAACGCAAGCAGGGTATGAACTATACCATCGTCTCCCACGATGCGGTGACTGCCAAGGTTCGTCCGGTCCTACTGAAAAACGGCATTGTCTACTATCCAGTACGCTGCGAGCACATCCATAACGGCAACCGCGCTGAATGCTCGCTGACGGTCCGTTTCGTCAATGTCGATCAGCCCACCGATTTCTTCGATGTTCCGACGTTCGGCTATGGCATCGACCCGCAGGACAAAGGCCCAGGAAAGGCAATGTCGTATGCCGTCAAGTATGCGCTCCTGAAAGCCCTTGGTCTTGAGACCGGAGACGACCCGGACACGGAAAGCATCAATCACTCGACCGCCGATCCTCACGTCCCACCTTTCAACCCACGCGCGGCTGCTGACAGGATCATCAAGCGCGTCAAGGCCGCTGAATCCCTCTCTTCCCTTTCATCGGTATGGGGCGAGGAAGCCTCCATAATCAAAAGGGTCGGCGGGGCAGATCCAGCAATCGAAGCGGAGATCATCAAAGCTAAAGATGACCGCAAGGCGCAATTCACACAAAACGAGGCGGCATAAATGCAGACGCTCATCATCGCCGGCAATGTCGGCAAGGACGCAGTTCTTCGACGTACACAAGGTGGGGAGCCGGTTCTTGGTTTCTCCATCGCCGTGGACAACGGCAAGGACGCCAACGGCAACGATCGCCCCTCGACATGGTATGACTGCGCAGTCTGGGGAAAGCGCGCCGAAGGTCTAGCCAAGCACATCGTCAAGGGCTCAAAGCTCACGGTTCAAGGTCGCCCGACTGCCCGGGTGCACGAAGACAAGGCATATCTCGGCGTCAACGTCGATAACCTGACGTTCATGGGCGGACCGAAGGCGCAACAGCAGCGCCAGGAAGAGCCGGAACGGGACAGCTACGGCAATAACTTCAGCGACGATCTAAACGATTCCGTTCCCTTCTGAGGTTTGCCATGAAGAACGAGAAGCCGCCGATATATCTTCTGCGCCGTGGCGATAGCCTGATCGGAGAAATGGAGACGGACCGGGAATGGGTTCGCCAGATCCCATACAGCGAGCGCATCAAGGTTGACCTTCGCACTGGCCGCTCTCCAAAGCGACTTCGGTTCTATTGGGCATTTCTCGGAAAGGTCGTGAAGGCAACCGAATGCGCCCCGACCGCCGAAAGTCTGCACGAGTTGGTGAAACTGGAAACTGGCTTCACCACCCCAATCAAGGTCAAAGGCTACACGGTTCTGGTCCCGGCGAGCATTTCGTTTGGCTCAATGCAAGAGCCAGAGTTTGAGCAATTTCTTGAAAACGCCATCCGTTACATTGCCGACACGTTCGGCGTGACTCCTGAGATGGCCTTTGCGGAGGCAGCATGATGAATTCCGTTCGCAAGCATATCCTGAAATATCCCAACGCCCGCACTTCAAGCCTTCAGTATCTCGCCAAGCGAGATGAAATGACCGAGGCGCTAAAGCGGTACGTCGATGCAAAGACGCCCTGGTGGAAGAAGCTGCTGCGGAGGTTCGTGTGATGGCCAGACGCGAGTTCACTAAGTCCGTATACGCCCAGATCGTGAAGCGCGCCTTGCATCCGAAGCATGGCATATGCTGCGAAGGCTGCGGCTTGGTGCTTGGCAAGAAGCCATATCACGTTGATCACACTGTCCCCGATGCGCTGCAGATCGACAAGAGCCGCAAGCTGACGGCAGACGATGGCAAGCTGCTCGGCGTCGAATGCTGCCATAAGCCAAAGACGCAAGTTGATGTTGCCGTGATCGCGCAGGCCAAGCGCCGGGAAGAGAAGTTCCTCGGAATGCGCCGCCCGAAGCAGACGATCAAGTCTCCCGGCTTCCCCAAATCAGAAAAGCCGAAGAAGGAAATCGTCTTCCGGCCCTGCACCTTTTACCGCGAGGATCAGAGATGAGCATAGAAGCAATCAAGAAGGCGCTGAAGAAGGTCTACATTGGGGAGTGGTATATCTCTGGTGTGAAAACGAATGGCTTGAGCGTTGTCCACAATGCCGCTGATAGCAGCATGTTCGGGATTACGGCGGAGACTTTTGAAGCTGAATACATCTGCGCCGCAAACCCATTCGCTGTCACCGACCTCATTTCCGAGATCGACCGGTTGCAGCGCGAGAACGAGGCTCTCCGCGAGGCTTTAACCCCTTTCAGTCGTGTTGCCGATATGAGCAACAAATTTCCTTCAGGCGGAACTGTCGGCGTAAACGTTGATCGTTGCCGTGATGCCCGCAAAGCCCTCGCCAGCACAGGAGGCGACCACCATGGTAACTGAGACCGATCGCAACAAGGCACGTTCCGCAGTCGTGGTGGCTTATCACGCTCTCGATTGCGTTACGATCCCGTTTTCATTCCTGCATGCGTTTGCAGACGCGGCGGTTGACGCAGTATCGACTGACGCGGGGCCGGTGGGAGAGCCGCTAGAATTGCCGTACAAAAATTGGCGTGGCGAAATTTCCACGCGCAAAATTCAGCCTGTCCGGCTCGAATTCGGCGCGACAGAATGGCACCCGGAACCGCAATGGCTATTAGTCGCCACTGACATCGAGAAAAACGCAGAGCGATCATTTGCGCTGAAGGACTTCAACCCGCAACAGACCGCGCCAGCCGTCGCGGTGAAGGAACTGAGCTGGAAAGGGCCGGATAGCAGCGGCGAATATCATTCGCTTGACGGCCTCTGGGGCTACATCATCCGAGCGGAGAGTGTCGGTGGATTTTGGTTGACCGAAATCGGCAGGTATTTTCGCTCGCCGAAGGCCGCTCAGGCCGCCGCCCAAGCCGACTACGAGGCCCGCATTCGCTCCGCCCTCTCCGCACAGGTGCAGGACGTGGCGGGGAACGAAGACCTTGATGAGAACGCTCTTTCTCTCGCGGCTCAAGCATACCAACGCAAGTTCCAAGATATGTTGGGCCCCGCGCCAACAGAAGAACCAAAAGCTGGCGACGGTCCTCTTGGCTATGCAATCCGAGCCTATCTGTCTTCCGTCTCTGTAAAGGTGCAGGACTCGGATGTGCTCGAAAGCAATCCTGAAACGCTTCGCTGGTGGTGCCAACAGTTGCTCGACATCATCGAGAACTATGACATCTCGCACGATGCCCCTGAGGAAGAGATTGCTCTCCTGAACGATATCAGAGCGGCGGTTGATCCCGCCTCCCCCGCCTCCAAGCATGGAGATGCAGAATGAGCGATATCGTGGAACGCCTGCGTTATCTTCGTGGAAATTCGACCCATCCAGCATTCATGGTTTATTCACAGGCCGCCGACGAGATCACCCGCCTCCGCACAGCCCTATCCGAAGCAGAGCAGCGCGCAAGGCGTGAGGCGCTGGAAGAGGCGGCAAACGCTGTCGACAATATCCCGTGCATCGGGCCATGCTACGCTCATTATGACGCAATGTCAGCCGCCATCCGCGCCCTCATCCCATCAGAGCCTCTCAACGCTGACGGATGGGCGTTTGCCCAGGGCGATTACGTTTGTAAGAAATCAGGATCGTGGTGGGCGGGTCGCGTCGTCGGAACCTACGCTACCGAGCAAACACCGCGCGGCTATGCCGTGCAGCTGGATAAGCCGTTCGGCCCGGTGCAGATCTACCCGGAAAGCGCACTCGAACGCTTCATCCCATCAGAGCCTCATGATGCGGAGGGCCGGGAGTGATGAAGCTGACCGGGAAGCAAAAGCACGAATTGGGCCAGCTTGCTGCCCTTGGCCCTTTTGAGAGCCTTTGGTCTGGCGTCGAGCCCTACAACAGCGACGAGGATTTGTCTTTCTATCTGGCCAATGGTCTTGTTCGGCATCGAGGCCAACGTAAAGGCTACGCCATCACCGACGCAGGCCGAGCGGCGCTTGAAAGGAGCGAGGGATGACGACACCAGCCCTTGTAAAGCAAGCTGATCTGAAAAGGGCCGCTGAAGTCGCAAACGGTTCTGGATGCAAGATTGAGATCAAAATAGGGGAAGCCGTGATTACGGTAATTCCAAGATCAGAGATCGACTTCGAGAAATCAAAGGGAATTGACTATTCCCGTCCAGTGCTGTGACATCGCACCATGCCAAAAAAGCTGTACCCACACGTCCACAAACAAAAGACCCGCCATAAAAAGTGGGTCTTTTATTTTCGTGTCGGGAAAGGACCGCGCATACGGCTTCCAAACCCGACTGACCCAACATTCAAAGACACTTACATGGCTGCCCTCAACGGGTCGCCGTTAAAGGTTCAAGTAGCTCATGACGGCACCTTACAATGGCTTTGGGAGAGGTATACGACCGAGAGCGCGAAGTGGGCGGGATACAGCCCCGCAACAAAGAAATACCAACAGCTGATCATGGATAAGGTGCTGGCAAGCGCCGGCAAGTCCGCTTTGAAGGTTATAACGCAAGACGTTATCCAGGCAGGGGTTGATAAGCGCCACGAGACGCCAGCACAGGCCGGCAACTTTCTCAAAGTCATGCGAGGTTTATTTGGCTGGGCAAAGAAGATGCGCCTTGTCGCCGTAGACCCAACGCTTGGCGTCGAGCCCCCGGGCTATAAAACGGGCGGCTTTCCAGCTTGGACGATCGATGATGTCAAGGCATTCAGGGAGGTTCACAAGATCGGAACAACAGCTAGGCTGGCAATGGAATTAATGCTGCTTGCCGGCCTAAGACGCTCCGATGTGGTGAAAGCTGGGCGGCAGCACATAAATGGCCGGGTGCTTTCAATGAACACGGAAAAAACTGGCGCCAGAGTGACGGTAGAGCTTTCCGATGCGCTGATTTCGCTCATAGAAGCCACGCCACGGAAGGGCCTGCATCTGGTTGAGACCATGCATGGCAAGCCTTTCGTCAAGGAAGGATTCGGGAATTGGTTCCGGGAGAAGTGTGATGAGGCCAATGTGACAAAGTCTGCGCATGGGCTGCGAAAACTGAGCGCCACGCTGGCAGCAGAGGGAGGCGCGGCCACCCATCATTTGTTGGCGCAGTATGGCTGGACCAACATTGCAACAGCGGAAATTTACACGAAGGGGATTGATCGTCGGCGTCTGGGCATCGAAGCAAGCCGCATCGTCGCGGACCAGATCGGGAACATAAATTCCCCTCACCCAAATTCAGGTGAGGGATTGAGTGAAAATGATAAAACGAAATCAAATACTTAATTTTCTGATTGTGGTCCTCTCGTGGACACCAAAATTTGCCGATAGACACATACATAAATTATTGATTTTGCGATACTATTTTGATTTTAGCGAGAAGTAAAAACCCTCACCTATCGGCCTTTAACAGCCATTGATTCCATTGCACATCCTGCAATCCGCCCCTCACCTTTTGATAGGTGGTGAGCAAGGGTTGACTCCCTTCCCGATCAGAACGTAATGAGAACTCGACAGGCAGCTTGGCGGCCTATCTGTCACCGACATGCGGCGATTGAAACTCTGATTGAGGAGAGAAGCCGTGCGTGACGATGAACCATATATGCCGAAGCTCGACTGGCAGCAGCACAAAGACGCACCCCACCATTACAACGTTTATATCGACGGGAAACAGGCCTGTCATATTGGAAGGCGTTATAGAGCAGATCTCGAAAAGGTGTGGGACTGGAGCGTCTTTCCCGATAACTTCAAGCGCCGGATGCTCAAAGGCGTCAAGCACGAGGGTTATGAGAAGACGGCTCGGCTTGCTGTGCGACGTGCCGAAGAGGCCTTTGAAATGGTCATGCAGCAGCCGACATATGAATCAAACCCTGTAATCAACATCCCGGATCATCCACAAAGCCACCACAGGCGGCGGTAGGCCTACCTTCGAACCCCTTTGTTCAAGTTGGCCTCAAGCCTCTGCAGAATCTCTTTCATAACCTGAATGTCGCTGGACTGTCGGTTAAACTCGGCTTGAAGTTCTTTGATTGCGGTTGAAATATTGACGGTGGTCTGTTCGGTTACAGTCACGCGATAGGTGAGGTTATCCGCCTTTCTCTCCGATTCCGAACTCTTCTGCTCCAGGGCAGACAGGCGCATATTCACGGCTTGCTCGATCGTCTTGACCTCGACCAGTCTTTCCTTGTGAAGCTGCTCGTGGGCGACTTTCCAGTCTTGGAGTTCCTGGATGTCCCGGCTCTTGTCCACCCAGATCACCACACCACCCATAACCATGCCGCCCAGGGTGATGAGTTGAATGATGGTATTTAGGTTCCACTCCATCTTTGGTGCGCGTGATATCACTTTGTCGTCTCCCGCCATGCCCCCTGCTTTCCGCGCCCTGCACTTAATATTTCGGAAAGCAAAACTGTTGCAAAATATTGCCAGCCATTGCGATCCTTATCCGATCGTAGTGGTTAGATCCGGCGTCCTGCTCGAACAGGGCGTCGGGTCGATTGTCATTTTGCGCCGAAGCGCGTCTGCACCCCATCGTAGAACGATGCGCATCGGCCCGTGCGTCGGTCAACGAAGTCCGCGGCAAACTCCCACCGGAGTTGCGTGTTGCGCGGCTTCTCAGTTCCGTATTTAGGAACAACGCGGGCCATCTTCTGCCGGCACTCGTCTGGAAGGTCTGGAAGGATCACGCCGGCCGACGCCCTTCCCTGCGCTTCACCGGCCGCAATGAGCCTCGCCTCTTTGCTTGCACAGCCAGATCCGATCAGAATCCCGCCACCTATAGTCACCATCATCAGGATTCGCATTATCATTGCGGATAGCCTCTTCGAGTTGGGCTTCAAGCTTTTGCTGGGTGAGCGCATCGGCCACGGCGCGCTTGCGGTATTCTTCGAGCGTCTGGGTTGCTGCGTTGCGCTGGCGCTCCATTTCGTTCGCCTTGGCTTCGGCTGCAGTCTTCTCGGACAGGAGGACGTAGCCCTTCAGGATCTCGGAATCGTGTGAGGCGAGCCAGATACGAAAGCCGCCATAGAGCGACAGGACGATGAGGATCGCCGCAACGATGCGCCATATGATTGAGGTGGGGAAGATCATAGGCCGCTCACACACAGCTCGGCTTCACCGATGCGCTGGGCATCGCCATTCTCGCGTCTGTTGACTAGGCCGCCGACAACCCGCCCCCCGGCCCGGTTGAACGCCGTCTGGGCTTCGCACGCGGCCCGCCACTGACCGGCCTCGACACGAGCCTTTGCCGTCGATCGGCACCAAGCGCCAACGCCGAAGTTATAGGAACCGGAAATCATGGAGGCGCGAACGCTGATCGGCGCTCTTGAGAGGTTTGGAGAGCACGCCATGATCTGCTGGTAGTAGTCGTCATGCACGCGGCGAAGCAGCATGTCTTTGCACTGCGGCTGGGTGAAGGACATCCCCGGCGCCACCGGCTTGCCATTGATGCGCGTCTCGCCATAGCAGACGTCATAGATCTTGGCGAACTGGTCCCAATGCGAGCGGAGAACTAGGCCCTCCCATGGAATGATGGCCTTCTCGACAGCCAGGATGACGGCAGGGTCCATTTTCGCCGTCGTGGCATACCGGTCATAGGCGGCATAGCCACCAGCCGCGATCGTCGCCAAGACGCCCGCTATGGCAGCCTTACCGCGCTTCGTCGGCGCAATCTTATTGATCGGCATCGTTCGGGCCTTTCTGGACAAGGATTCGGGAGATGAAGGCGGCACACGTCGCGACGGCAGACAGCGCAGCGAATACGCCTCGCGGCACGTCCCAATAGCCGTCGATCAGGGGAAGGAAGACTTCGATCCCTGACAGAAAGCCGGCGAGCACAATCCAGCGGATGGACCAGGCGCGTTTAAGCACCTCCCGCCAATTAGCGATGAGCATGGGGAGTTCCTGATTATTGGGTTAAGCCTACGAGGCAGGCCGAAGCCGAGTAACAACGTCCCGCATGTAAACCGCCGTGATGGCATTCATCGCGGTCGTTGGGTGAAGGTTATCCCCAATGCGATAAGTCAGGTCTGTAGGGTCTGCCGTTTCGGGGATTTGCCGGATATCGAAGAATGCAGAAACCCCGTGCGCCTGATACTGTTGAGAAATGAGATCGGCCATCAGATAACGGTTGGCCTGTCGGGCCGCGTTACCTTCTGTCCACCCGGCGATTATGACCTTGACCCACCCTGCAGTTCTCCCGTCGAGATATTCCCACAGCTTATCGACGTAGGCCTGCCCCTCAAGTGACGGCCACGCATTGCCACTTTCCCAGACAATGAGGATGTTCGTAACGCCTGGGGTGAATTTCGGGTCAACGTCGGTCGTGACGTCGCCAAGCATGCTGATGATTGACTGACCAGACACGGCCACGTTGTTTTTAGAAAATGCTTTTTCGCTGATCCCAGCTAGCGTGACCATCTGTTCAGGCCAAGCGGTTTGACCATTCGCACCCGCTGCGCTCATCGAATTTCCATCAACGACGAGCTTTGCAGATGTCAGATCGTAATACGTCACGCTATGCGGCGCGCAGGCTGCCAAGGCGGCATCCAATATATCAGCTTGCGCATCGGTAAGATCATTCTGGAATAGCGCACGCGCTGTCACACCTGCATGCGTCACTTGGCTTGGGTTCGTGGTGTTGTTGTTTGCCCCGTACACGACTGGCCGCACGGCATCGACGGCTGCAGCGTTTCCGACCGGCCACGTCGGCGCGCCAACCGTCTTAACGCCGTCGAGTGTTATCGACTGCGTACCGGCTGCGTAACTAACCCTAGAAATCGCTCGGTGCCATTTGTTAGCACCGATGTTCATGCTGACGGTGGAAATCGTCTCCGCACTCTTTCGGGATTGATTGCTGATTTGTCCCGCCGTCGTCATATTCATAGCTGATCGGGGGGAACCGACCGTAGTCGATGTCACGAAGATTAGCGGGGATGTGACTGCTGCTGATCGAGCATGGAAGCACGCAGCCATTGCAATACTTGCCTGGCCTGTGGTGAACGCTTGAGTTCCGGGCAGTTCGAGGAACCGCTTAGTGCCGTCTGTCAGTTCATACGGATGTCCGTCATTGATGATGAGGCGCGGCTGATTTGCCGCTGTCGAGCGCGTGGCATGTCTCCCGTTACCCGTCTGATCATAAAAGGTGACAATGAAAGGCGCATATTTGCACCACGCGACGATTGCCGACACATCCAGCCTCTGGGTGTCAGAGCGGGGCGTGAAGTCCCGTTCTTCGTTCGTAAGAGGGTGCCTCAGACGGATAGTGGGCTGCCCTAAGAAAGTGGAGAGTAGGCAAGTCGGAGCATGCAGAGCATACGGGACCGCTCCACTCGCGATCAAAGCATCAAATACGGGTGGGGCAGGCCCAACAACGCCCCGGCCCATAGCGAGGGAAAGAGAAGTGAGTTCGCCGGCCATCATGGCTCCAATGCTATCAGGTGTAGAGTTGCGGCGATCGGCGTCGGGTTGATCGACAAAGCGCCAAGCAAAAGAGACAGGAGACCAGCCGACACGCGGTTGATTTGGAACGTGCACTGCGTGTTTGAAGGCGTCCCCATGACCTGCACGTTGAAAAGGTCGGTGTTGCCGCTAGGGACTTGAACGATCCCATTCACCACCGGAACGACACCCGCATCGAAAGGTGTGGGGTAAATCCACACATAGGTGGTTGCAGCCGATGACATCGTGACCCGCGACTTGCGCGCCTTGCTGGCGTGGGTGTGATCCTCAAGCGCGTATCGGGGAATGCTGCCCTTCGTGCCGCTGTCAGACACCCCCGGAGGCATTGCCGTTGCTGGCTGCGGGACATCAGGAAGCGTATTATAGAAATTTGGCATGCCGCCCTCCCTCAGGTGAAGAACAGGCTAGAGAAGGTTCCTCCTACCGCCGTTCCAAGCACGGCAGCAGTGGCGCCGAAGGGCCAGATGGATGAGCCGAGAGGAACGTTGATTGTGACAGATCCGGTTGTAAGGGTGAAAATCACCGTTCCGGCGGTCGTCACGCCGCTGACAAGGACGGCATTCCCCGCAGTAGACCCCACAGTCGTTGCACGGTTATAGGTCTGGTTTATCCCAGCCAGAGCGACCGTATCAGGCGCAACCGGGACGGACGACGCAGCCGCCGCGCGCCCTGGAGGAAGAGCCGTCTGCGGCGCGCCTGTGGCCGGGTCTAAGGATACCGTTGCTACAAGGTCAGCCTGTCGCTGCTGCCCTGCCTGAATGTAATTGTAGGTATCGCCAGCGGGTTGGATGGTCATGGGCTGCCCCTGTTTTAGAGTTTTGAAGCGGAAATGAAGAAGTCGTTGAGCTGATGCTCGGTGAAGCCCATGGCGGTGAACCCGGCCTGCATCATCGGCTCTTCGCGGACGAAGTTGCTGCTGTACTCGTAGGCCACCTGAACAACTTCGGGCTGCTCGGACACCCACGCATCCACTGCGGATTTGAGGCCAGAAAGAACGAGTTGCATTTTGAATTGACGGGAGGTGACGCTTACTGGGACGGCTACGGGCGCAGGGTTGATCTTTATGATACTCATGCGCCAACTCCATCGGTCAGGTCAGAGGCATCTACCATCCAAGCCATGCGTTCGCTTCGGTCTGCCGGGATATCGGCAACATCTACGACCTTGTAGGGCTTTCCGGCTGGGATGGCTGCTTTGGCGTCTTCTACTGTATAGCCGCCCGCATAATTTGGGGCGATCACTGAAACGCCGCCGTCATCGTTCTGATAAACAATCCGCTGTTCCATTCTCAGCCTCCTATGAAAATCACATCGACCTCGGGGAGATCGCCCGCTCCAACGGCGCCAGTCACGGAGCCGGTAGTAATCCGGCATGACGTGGCGGTTTTGGCTGCGGGAGAATTCAATTCGATATAGCCTCTACCCCCTCCCGGCACTGGCGGCGCACCCATGCCCGCAACCACATAATTGCCGCTAGGAAGAGGAGTCGCGAAATTGACGGTGTAATCGCCAGTTCCATTGTCCGTGATGGAATTAACATTTTTGCTGGCTCGAATGGCGACCGTGCCTGTGCCGTTGAAATTGACCCATGCCCTAACATCACTGCTTTCTGGTACTGGTGGGATGGGCGCTCCATTTATGCCGCCAGTTCTGACCAGTGACCCAATAAGCCGTTTTCGGTCATAGCTCGCCGGTATCGTCGGAGCCGTCGAGGAAAGCGAAAACAGTACATCCGTGACAAGCGTGTCAGAACGCTGGATGAGCCAAATGTAATAGGTTGCCGCAGCGGAGACGGATCCGGTATCAAGGCCCCCTTGGTTTGTGCCGACTGCCCAATTCGCATCCAGACGCTTTGTGAGAGCGGCCCCAAGCTGCATCAGATAGAAAGGCGGTGCATCCGAAGCAGCAGCACCAGCAGCAATATCAACGTCATTCGCTGCGTCTGCTACGTTTGTCGAAAGCGCAAGACCGGATGAAAAGCCCTGAATTTGCGGGCCGGCCAGCGGATCACCAGAAAGCTCGGTAGCAAAGGATGTGCCATTGCAATAAACGCGGGCAATCTGACCTGTTTGCACAACAACCGTCGCGGCACCATCGATCGTTTCCGCCGCGTTCGGGTCTATCACGACATTGCCGTTGGTGGCCTGGATCTCACACCACCAGTTCGCGCCAAGGGTGGCGGCGGCTGTGAGGTTCAACGTAGCCACAGCGGTGAAACGGAATGCCGTAGCGTTATCGGCCTTGACCGCAGTGTAGGTCGCGCTCTTTGTTGAAAACTTCAGAGCGTTATAGGCCACAGAATCCGTTGCGCCGGTAACCGCCGTCTCCATTTGCCCCTTCGTGACAGCATCCGCCGGGGCCGTCCCGTCACCCAAGCCGGTAATACGGAACGTGTTCATTTTGAGGTTGCCGATCATCGGCGCCCGGCCATCGCGCACAAGAACAGCGCTCAACCCTTGGGCAACGATATCTTCAAGCGGTGGGTTGTGCTGTGATGGCTGGATGGTCTGGCCGGCTATGGCGAGGTATCCGGGGGTTAATGAAAATACCCCGTTCGAGTCATACGGCATGTTGCCTCCATAGAAAAAGGCGGCTCAATGAACCGCCCTTATTTCCAAATTCGAATTAATCCGTCATACTCCCCCCTTTCTTTGGGGGATCTCATGAATTACGCCATTACCGTATTGGCTTGCGTTGCCTTGTCTTCCTGCGTCGGAAAGCCCGTGCAGGAGATGACATACACTGAACGGCGTGAGCTAGCCGGCCAGCTTGTTAAACGTTGCCTGGACCAAGGCGTGAAGCTGCAAACACCAGAGATGAGTGAGTGCACAAAGCAAGAGGCGTTACGGGAGGTCACTATTCGTCAAAAGGCTGATATTGATAGGCGAAGCGCGGTGGTCTGCAATAACTTTGGAGTGACTACGGTCTGTAATTAATTGCGGCTTTGACCCTGGGAAAGAATTAACGCCCGAATCACTGCTTCTACCCCACGCGGGAGCTGCGCTGCCGTCGGGGCGTCCTTGAGCATCTGTTCGTAAAGTGGCGAACGCATCCGAACAACGCTATCGGCCTTCGAAAGGGCCTTCTTCGTCAGGTACTCAGAAACAGCTTTTGACGCAGCCCCCACCACGGGAGCGGCAAGCCCCACTGCCCCCATAGCGGGGTTTCCTGTCGCGAGGACCGCGCCACCACCGGCCAAGGCCGTAGACGCGGCGGCACCCAATCCGCCGCCGCCGCCAAGATAATTGCCAGCAGCGCGCGTGAGATTCGTTGGACCGTCGCCCCTCGCTATTTTTTCAATGAGGGCTCTTTCGACGTCGTTAAATCCAGATAGACGCTTGGGGTTTTCGACAAGCGCGGCAATTCGTTGACGGATTGCGTTGGCCGTATTGGCTCCAGAATTTGAGGCTGCGGCTCGCAATTCTGCGGCGTCTTGGATGCGTAGGAGCGAATCTGATCGTTTACTAGCCGCGAGATTTCCTCTGGCGTTAGCGATTGTCCGCGCGGCTTCATCGGCCTGCCCGGAAACAACAGCTCCTTCAGGAGGCCCCATAAGAAACTCGTCCAACTCTCCCCTAACCCTCTTGCCTGCAGCTCTGTCAGTTGGGTTTGCGAAGTCTTGGCCGATCTTGTTGAACGATCGCCGTGCTGCATCAACGTTGGAAAGCGTCGCGACACTGTTTGGGGGAGGTTCTGAGAGCCTTTGGAGCGTTGCGAAGGTTTTGGGGGCTGTGACATCGGAAAATCCATCAGCCTCTAAAGCGGCTCCCGTTCTTTTTGCCATGTCTGCGACGGATTGGGAAGAGTATTCTACTCCCATTTCCCGCGCGGCTTTATAGCCGTTATCCGCCGCCTCCTTGAGGGATTCCGCGCTCGGCGGATCCACATGCGGCTTCTTGAAAGTATTCCCGGCCCCAGCAATGACCTTCTCGCCGGCCCTCACCGCAGGATTTATCGGGCTGATCAACCCGGCCAAATCCGCGCTTCGCCCAATAGCTTCAGGCGTCACATGACCATCAGGCCCCATAACCTCAAGATTGCCATTCAAGGCGTCACCTGGGGCCATCACGCCGCCCGCGATACCTTCATAGATACCTTTGGCGAGATCAGGAATCCCCGTTATGACCTTCGGAAGCGCCCATTCATTCTGGCCTGTGGCAGTGTTTCGGGCCATAGGAATGATATACGAACGCTGCAAAGGATCGCTGGCCGGCGCTGGGGTGGTAGCTTCAGCACGCGCCCTGGCACGAGCCATCGCCATTGCACGCTGCTGCTCAATGGTCATTTCCATAGGCTACGTTCCTCGGGGGTCATATGCTGCCAAAGGCCAGGGTCAACACCTTCCGGCACTTGTTCTGGGGCGGTCGGTGCCGATGGAGGGCTAGGAGGAGATGGGGGAGCCGGAGGCTGTGAGGCCATGTCAGGCATAGTGACGCTAAACAGAGCCCTCTCCCTATCGAACCCCGCGCCAGGCGGATAGACTTGGTTGAGCCTATCCATGTGGCTGGAAATTGCTGCAGTCCCGGCCCTCTCCATGATCCCGAGCAGGCGTCGAATTGTTTGATCGTTAAGCTCTATGCTTCCGCCAGCAGCTTTCTCCGCAAATTCACGATCGGCGTTAGATATTTGAGTGCTGCCCACCGTGGCCTTCATGGTGGCGGCGACTTGTGGGGCAATAGCGGAGCGGAACGTTTCGGTGTTGACGATCACATTGGGGTCCGCAACGCCCAATAGCGCGCCAACTCTTTGTAGCCCAAGACGTGCGTTTGCCCCCGCCCCTGAAATGATCCCACCTTCAACAGCGTTCCTGGCCTCTCTTAGAGCGTTCAAACCGACGGCGGCTGATTTCGCCCCAGATGCAGATTCGGCGACAGCATCAAAGACTTGCTTATTGTCGCCGCCTCCGACTGTGACGCTCGTCGCGCCAGCTTTCTTGTTCGCGAGCATGAAGTCTGTGATTGACCCTGTATACCCGCGCTCCTTGGCATACTCATATTCTTTGATATCATTCGTCTTGAACGAATTCTGCTTTTCCCAATCGAACTTTTCACGCGCAAGCTGATCTCCGGGCGTAAGCCGCGGATTGCGCATGTTTTCGATTTCAAGCTGAGATTTCTCAAGACCAAGCCGATAGGCCGGATCGTTCTGCTTCATCTGCAGTTCTCGCTGGGCCTGCTGCTGCTGCATCTGCTGCTGTATTATAATCTGAGCGATACCACGCGTTCCCGGGCTTGCCCGCGGATCTGTGATAGCACGGACAAGCGCCTCATTCATGATTGGAGACTGCGCCGGCGCCTGTGGTGGAGCCGGTGGGCTTGGAGGCGCCGGCGGGGCGGGATATTGCCCGTTCTGCGCGACTTCCTGGGTCGGCACAGATGCCACGGCTGGCGCTGGCGAAACAGTCTGCGGGGCGTCAAGTGCAGGCACGGCAGCATTTGGCTGAACCGATACCATTGGATCGATATAACCGGACTGTGGCGCCGCTTTCTCGATTGCCGCGGCTGCTGGAGGCATACCTGCAGAAGGGTCAAGGCTGGCAACCTGCGTCGGCGCGCCATTGGTTAGCGCTGACAGAATCATGCTGTCAGGGTAGAGATTGCTGGACTTGCCGTGCTCCTGCATCATGAGCCCGCGCATGAACTTTGCCGCTTTGGTCGGATCGTTCAGACCGATATCGTCATCAGGTCCGATTCCCGCATAACGAGCCACATTCGCGGCTGCCTGAAAGTTGCCAGGCGTCCATCCCATGTTGCCGGCGATGATCTGGTTCGGTGTGAGCTTGCCGCCATTGTACTTTTTCAGCAGCAGTGAATGCATTGCACGCATCCCGCTCTCTGGCGTATCGAATACGGCCTGTGGGTCGCCTTGGTCGGTGTTCACGCTCGGGCCGACAATGCCGGGGACTTTCTGACCAACAAACTTGATGTTGCCAGGGTTGTTGTTGCGCATGCCAGCAGGTAGCGTTGCGCGACGGCTTTCATCCGCAAGGTAGGCGTTAAGCTCTGTGGCGTCTGGCAACGCAGAAACGCCCGCAGTAGCAACGCGCGGAGACGTGCCAGATACTTCACTTGCTGCACCTGACATTGGAATAGATGCCCGAGTTGGCGCCGCTGCAGGAGAGGAAGACGCCGTGGCGGCTGATGCCCCGCTATACGACTTGATCGCATCAGCTAGCAACGACGCATTATAGTCGGTCAAATCCTTCTGCTCAGCGCCCGCCATGCGATCGTCTATCGCGCCCATGACGCCCTGAGCTACGCGGGCCAAGCCCTGTGACCAATGGCCGACCGGGGAATAATCCATCCCCTGTTTCATCAGCGCCTCGGCGACCTTCTTCTCTTGGTCAATTTGGTCCTGCGTCAGCTTTCGACCACCGCGACCCCAAAAGAATGCCTGTTCTGCGGCCATTATTCTGCCTCCGTCGCGGCGAGGTAATCAACCATTTTGAAGCCATTCGGCTGAATATGCACTGCGGCGGGCGCGATCTGCTCGACTTCATCAGCCATCAGGCCAATCTCAGTGACGTTTGAACCCTTCATTCGGTACGAATAGATGGGCAAGCCATTGTCGAGTGTTCCGACGCGCTTGATGTCTGTCTTTAGGCGTCGGTCGGAGTACTTGATGCCGGCTGTCAAACCGGTGCCAAGCAGGCCGAAAAGGCCGCCCATTTTGGCGTTTTGGGATTGAACCTGCGTTTGATAGTTTGAATTCACGAGACCGGTGTAATCCACCCCGCCAACATTTGCCTGGGGCGTGTTCACGAACTGAGGTTGGCTGACCTGGGCGCCACTTAGGAGCGACGAAATCTCATTGAGTGGCTGGCTTCGCTCCGCATATGCTTCCTGAAGAGCCTGGCTTCGACCGGTCAGATACAGGTTATTATAAGCATCGTTCTTCGTCTGCCCAAGCTGCTGCATCTGCTGGTCAAACGCTTCCGAGCCGGGGCGAATGCCGGATGCGATCAGACGAGAACGCAGGGCTTCTTCCTCGCGCGCGAATCGAGGATCGAGGCGAGCAGAGCCGAGTTCATTAAGACGAGATTCCGCCTCTGTGGTATCGGCCTTGAACGGCGTGCTGAGGTAGTCCGTCAGGAACTTCGACTGCTGATTAGCCAATGTTCCAAGATTAAGCTCCGCCGCGTCCGTCTGGTCTTTGATCGCCTGCTGGCCTGCCGAAAGTGAAGTCGTTGCGGTGTATTTCGGAATAGTGACCGTTTGGCCCTGAGAATTGACGAACGTATTATTCCCGTTTTGCGTATAGGTCAGCGTGCCGTCAGGCCCGACCTGATCCACCATGTTTGTCAGCTGCTGAGCCTGCGCAGTATCGACGTTCATGCCGGCCTGCGCGGCTGCAGTTTCCTTCGGATCGGGCGCTTTAGGTGTTTTCATCTCAAAAACCTATATTCACTTTTCAGGATGCCAATGATGAGGCCATTGCGGCCCGGCCCGTAGAAATCTCGCATTTCGCCCTCGCGCTTACCGCCGAGGCGTTCAGCCAGGCGCGCAACGGTCTCTTGCTCTGTGGTGAAGGTCATTCGGATGCAGCCAATTTGCCGGAAAACGTATTCCCCAACCTCTGCCAGAAATTTCCTTGTCCACGCCTGCCCCGCTACCGTCACCTCGACACTCGGCCCTGTGAAGCAGTTGAACACTGCGCCAGCAACGATCGTGCCGTTTTCCTCGATGCCGATAGCTGTGAAGGGCGGGTATAGAGCGACCTGCAATGAATCGCTGACAAAGCGGATAACCCGCTCATCCGAGACAATCATGTGATTGGCTGCGCCACGTCGTAGGTGATCTCAACCCGGATAATCTCGGTGTCGAGAGGTACCGTGCTGCCGCTTGTGATCTGAGCGCATGGAGCAAGGGAATACCCCGTCCCGCTTACAGAAACCCATGCCAGCATGGTCTTTAGGCTCGTTGCCAGGCCCCACACTGCTTCGCCCCACTTGCCTACACCCCATTCGCTCGATCCTTCCACAGGATAAGCAGAAGGCGTTTGCTGGTCCTGAAAGGTATAATCGAACTGCATCGTGAGCTTGGCTTTCGCATCACGAGGGCCGCGCAAGAACACGCGCCCGTTCGAGGGGATCTTGAGAGACGCAGGCGTGCGCAGATCATCAAAAAGCGGTACGAACAGGCCGGTATATGGCGCCCCCTCGTCGGCCCCGGTCACATTCGCCTCAACCACACGACCATTCGCTGATCCAAAGAACAAGCGACCATTGAAAAGCTCAAGGCACCTTCCGTCCCAGCCTGTATATTCGGCCCAAGCGCCGGTCCTGGCATTCGAAACGATCATGGTGGCCGGCTGGTCATTGACGGTAGGCAACGCCACCACAACCATCTGGGATTCCGGCCATACTTCGCAGTTCCATTCCCTCACAGGGCGCAGCGCGACAAAGTTGTTCCATTCCGTTTCGATCGGATAAGACACCGCCGCGGGCGAAAGAGCCGCATAGTCGCGCTGGATAGCCTGAGACAGCGGCACGAAGCCCACGTCTGTCGCTATTACCAGATCACCCCCGGCGCGAATGAATGCTTTCGGCCCGAGAGGCTTGCCAATGCGATATATTCCGACCTTCTGCCATGTCGTTGCGTCCGTGGGGTCAATGCCCTCATAAATCAGGACTTCACCCTCGGTGCTAAAGAATGCCGTGGTGTCGTGGAGACCATTGCCGGAGTCGAGCGACCATGACGCCCCGAACATGAGTGAACCACCGCGGGTAAATTCTCCCCCGAGGGGCAGTTTTTTGGCAACTCCACCAACGCTGTCTGCAGCCAGATACCAAGCGTTCATGCTGTTCTCTTCAATGAAGAACAATCGCGCCTTGGAAGGCCAGACATAAGCCAAAGTGTTGGTTGGAACGCCCGTAAGCGCTACGAAAAGTGTCTGCGCTGGGCCGTTGACGGTTGCTGATCCACCACCGCCCGAGATAATCTCATTATCCTGGAAGCCAGAACCAGCAATGGTCCCGAGAATGAGGTATCCAGAGGATCCGTTATCTACCTGTCGCTTGATGACAGCGGTGGATCCCGATGTTGCACCAGTGATTGTTGCGCCAACGGTGAAATTGGCAGTCTGTGCATCGAAATTCAGGCGATTAACCGGCTCATTCGTGATCGCATACCAGTCGGAACCGTCATAGATCTGCATCGGGTCGGACGCATTGACGTTGACGAGAAACGCGCCGCCGGTCGTTGTAAACTGAGCCGACGACCATTTTCCGCTCGTGAGACCAGAGACGTCAGGCGCCGGCGATACCAAGGGATCAACGACGTTCGTCACGTCGTAAATGGCGCCATTGGTCGCGGCAAACAGGTTTTCAATATTGCCGTTCTTGTAGGCCATCATGGATTCGACCGGAAAAGAACCATCACCTACCGTCGCATACCGCTGAGACCCGCGACGCAGGATATTGCTCGTAGAGGTTGGGAACATGTTGCGCAGCTTGAACGCGCCCTGTGGAGCGTTCCTGTCCGGCTGGGCAAGGTTCTGGTTCGCCACCCACCCACCAGTCGCCGCGGCAAACGTCGCGCTCTTGGCAATGCGCGGCTTATTCGGAACCGCAGGCTTCCTCATAGAGCGCCCAACGGCTTGGGATAGGCGGTATGCACATCGCCGCCCCATCGCTTGTGAGAGCCTTGAAGAATACGCGCGCCGCGGTCGTCGGACGACACCTGAGCCATGCGAATTTCGTAGTTCTGCAGATCCTCGGCATATTCCAAACGCTTCTGAGCGCGCCATTTCCAGATAAGGCCGAGCGTCAAAAGGCTTTCGTCAAGGACGAAATCATCCTCATCCTTGGTGAACTCCGCCTTTCGTGACTGGTCGTCACCGTCAATCACCGCGTTCTTGCTGATATAGTAAAACTCTGCGGTGGTAGACGCCCCGATCGGCGGGCTGAACTGGAACTTGCCGTCAAGAATGATCCAATAGCCAGGGCTTGGCGACATAAGTCCGTTGATCAGGTCGTTCCAGAAATTAAGGCTTGGCGCATCCACATAGCCCCATGTGTACCAGTTGGCGCGGGTGACACGTCCGCTCTTGGGCATCCTGTCGTAGTCATCTGGCTTGTCGAAAGCCATGGTAACGCCGTTCCCAACCATCTGGTGCTTCACAATAAGTGACCGCCACTCGCAATATTTCACGATATCGCGCACCACGTCCTTGGCGAGGTCAACAATCTCCATTTCGAACGTATTCTGGCTCGAAACGAAGGTCGAAGGCTTTTGGCCAATAAGACGGATAGCTGCGCTCTGTGCGGCGGTCAAAAAGGTCATTTTACTTGGCCTCTGCAGCCAGTTCGTCGGCCATCTTGACCAATGTTTCATGCGAAGGATTGCCACGCGGCTTGCTGCCAGACTTCTCCGCGATGTATTCCTTGAGCAAACCATCGTCCCAATCCTCGAATTCAGAGACGGGGGCTGGTGCCGGCTGATCGTCGGTATAGCCGAGATCATCAGAAATGCGCTCGTCGCCCTGGTTGGGACGCTGCGCAAGCTCTGCCTTGAGACGCTCGACTTCGGATTTGTAGAACTCGGCTTCACTGGCAAGCTTGGTGACGTTTGCCGAACCGGCGGCGTTGTCGAGGTAGGCCTGCGCCTGGTTCTTCCACTCGCGCCCGCCCTGCCCGAGCGTCTTCAGCGGTTGACCGTCGAGTGCTGCAAGAGATTCGGCGGTGTAGATATGCAAAGCCTTGAGCTCCATGCGCTTGGCCTTCGTGAGGAAGGGAAGCTCTTCGAGAGGCGTGCCGGCCTGGGTCTGCGCAACGCCCTTCTTGAACTCAAGATACTGGCGATTGTACTTCTGCGCATAAGTGACCTTCTCGGTCGTGCCGTCTTCGCGCTCAACCCAGCCTGGGGCCTCAGCGTGAGCGGGGAAAACTGGAGAGTTGAGCCGATCGCCGCTCATGCGAATGCGGCAAACCTCGACATCGTCATAGATCGGGCGCTGCGCTTCTTTGCTCTTGGCGACGTTGACCTGTGGGAAGTTCTCGAACGTCACCACAATGCGGCTGTCATCTGAAATTGCCATTTCGATTGATCCTGTCTGAGAGGGAGGAAGAGGGGCCGAAGCCCCTCAAGATTGTCAGATCGCGGTCTTCTTGAACCACGCGTAGTTGTTGATCGGAACGCCACCCGTGACAGTGGGAGCGGTCCAGGCGCCGGCACCTGTTGCCATGGTCATGGCTGGCTCGGTGAGTACGCAGACAGCACCCGAAGCGATCGCCGCCGATGCCTGGGCAAAGATATAGTCGTGGCCGTCGTTGGCCTTGACAACCGCGCCGAGTTGCGGCGACGGGACAGCGCGACCCGCGTCCCAATAGCCCAGAGTGCCGACCAGACCATTGTTGATGCTGATGGTCGGGCCAAGTGATGGAGTGATATGAAATGCCATTTGTCAGGCCTCCTCAAGCTGCAGGGTTGGAGTCGTAAAGTCTCCAATTAAACAATGGGTTGGTCATGGTCAGTTCGCCCATGAAGCCGAGGTACTGCGCAACGGCGTCCTGGTTGATTGGCTTCTGCCCGTCGCCTTCGAACAGTTTGTCCATGTTGCGATCCGGGTGGTAGCGCATACGGAAGGTGTCGGAGTTGAGACCGAACGTGGTGTTAGCCGGGATAGCCGCACCAATACCGCCAGCCATGACGACTTCGACCGAGCGACCGGCGCCGACGTATTCGATCGACTGGAAACCGAGAGAGCCCAGTGAGCCAGGCTTGATGATGCGCTGGGCAGCAACAAGCGCTGCGTCATAGGCCGCATAATGCTCGTTCGACATGAGCAGGATATCCGCCGACTGCTGGCCGCGAGACCGCTGGAGAAAGATCTGCGTCAGGATTGGGCGAATGGTCGTCGCATTGATCTGGGTGATGCCCGAGAATGCCGAGTTTGCATCGAAGGTCGTGGTGCGCCAAAGGGCGTACTGCGAACGGTCGATACCACCGTACACACCGGTGTTGGTGATGATCGGAACAGCCGCGGCAAGGCCGGTGAGCTGCTTGCCGTTGTTGGCCGTGCCATCGGAATAAAGACCGGTTTCGATCGTCTCCGTCAGCGCGGTTTCGGCTGCATCCATGTACGCCGTCATTACGTCCATGATTTCAGCTTCGCCGCTGTTGTTCAGAATTTCCTCCATAGTGAGGGAAATCGGAACGGCGACCATCTTGGGCGTCCAATAGGCGTCATTGTAGAGTTCGATAGGCGGGTTATCGAGGAAGTCGTAGCCAGAATACCACTGGCCGGTCGGCTTCGCGATCTGGAGCGTCTGACGGATACGTGGGCCCGAATAGGTGCTCCACATGCCCTTGCGCTTCATGAGTGCGAGGAGCGCGATCTGGTTCGATACCAGGTCTTGACGACCGGGACCGCGATCCTCAAGTGCCATGGAAAGCACCTGCTGATAGTTGATTGATGAGTTGATAGGCATTTGTTTTTCCCTTTAAGCGCCTGCGCGGGCCATTGCCCGCTTCACGGCCTCTGCGTTGGATGAAGGCACAGACTTTTTCGCTGCGGGGCTAATGCCCCCGGTCGGTGCGCCTGACACTGATTTTGCCCCTGCGGGGTTGAAAGCCGGTGCCTGGGTTTGAGCCGGGACACTTTCTGCCGGTTTGAGCGGCTGGCTGGTCTGCGCTGCGTTTGAGGCAGGCGCTTTAAGGACGGATGCGAGCTCGTAAGCCGATGGCAAGTCCTTGGCAGTTCCAGTCTTGAGGAGCGTTGCGATCACGTCGGAAAGCTCGTCAAAACGGTCATGTGACGCCGCAAATTCTGCGACGATATCGGGGGCCTTTGCAGCCATTTCCATCTGCTGGATTTTGGCTTCAAGCTCCTGAATGCGGGAATGGGCTTGCTGAACCTGCACATTCGGGTTCTGGCCCATGATGTGGGCTGCGACGGCCTGCAGATTGATTCCGAAATGATCGGTGACGCGCTTCAAACCCTCGATCGGGTTGCGTGCAAAAGCGTCTTCGATCTCGGCAACCTGCTTTAGGGACTCGTGGACACCTTCGCGGCCATTCTTGCGGGCCAGGTCGTCCCATTCACGGACCTTCTCGTATCGCTCAGCCGATTCCTTGTATTTCTTGTGACCCTCTTCGAGTTCACGCTGCATGCGGTGAACTTCTTCCTGCACCGTTTCGGGTGTGGTGGCCCAGTCGCGCTTGCCATGCTCAAGGAACCGTGCAGGCGGCTCATGGTGAGGCTTCCGCCCCTCAGACGTTTGGTTGCCTTCCGGCTTCGCCTGCACAGTCCCCTTGGCATCATCCGGCGTATTGACCGGCGATTGCTTGGCTTCTGCCTTCGGTGCTGGTTTTGCCTCGGCCTTCGGATCGACTTTCACGTCCTTGGCTTTGGCTTCCGCCTGGGCTTGCGCCTTTTCCTTTGACGCTTCGAGCGCACGCTTTACGGCTTCCGAATTGTTCTTCGGCGCTTCCGGTTTGGCCTCTGGTTGAGGCTTGCGTGTCGCATCTTCGGGGATCTGGCTGCCAAGCTCGTGATTAGTGGGATGGGCATCGGTAATGATTGCGCCGCCGGATGCGTCCGGGGCCGCTGCTGGTGCATCGGTCATGGTGGTTTCCTGTCTGAGAGGAGTTAGACGCGCTCGCCGCGGCGCTCGCCGCGGAGATAGCGGGCTTTGGCCTTTTCAATGGAGTCGCGGTAAACCTTCGGGTCTACCTTCTCCTTATTCTTCGGGCGCAGACGGGCAGGATCGTTGCCTACCTCAATAGCGCCGGCTTCCCGCGTGATGCGAGAGAACGTCGATTTGCTGGTGTAATATTTGCCGTCGATCGGATGCTGAAGCGGCTCGGTGGTGTCGCTGATGAAATAAGGCACGGGAAGGCCTTCCGACTGCCCTTCGGAAGCGACGGGATAGCATTCAAGCGGCCACTCTTCCGTTTCATGCCATTTGCTGCACATGCGGCAGAAACGCTGCCTCATTCGTCTGCCTCCTTGCTTTCCTGCATCTTCGCCTGTGCAGTCGCAGCACTGATCTCCACGCCGTGCTCCTTTGCCTCAATGTCGGCGTCGGTCTTGGCGATATGGGATTGCGTCGAAACCTTCGTCTGGTCGATCTTGGCGCGCAGCAGCTCGATGTTCAGAACACCAAGCTCAAGCTCCTGAGCGTGCTTTTTTGCTTCCTGTTCTGACTTCAGCTGGATCGCCTGCACCTCATGAGCCGTCTTGGCCTCAAGCATTTTCGCCTGATGGTCGGCCAGTTGACCCTTGATCTGCATATCCGTCTGCGCTGCCTGTTGCTTGCGCGCCTCGTCAGCCTGTGATGTCTGCTGCTTCAGCTGTGCGTCCAGCTGCTTTGCCTGCATGTCGGCCTGTGTCTTCTGTTGTTCCATTGCCAAACGCTGCTGCTCTGCCTGTGCGGTTGCCTGCGCTGCGTCAGCCTCTGGGTTTGGTGCCGGCTGCGATGCCATGTTCTTCATCGCATCGGCAAACTCGCTGATTGTCGTATCGAGTTCGCGACCGGCCCTGAACTGGCTGGCAACGTACTTGAGCATGTCCGACACCAGCGGCGCGGCCTGCGGCATGGCCTGAAGAAGCGGGAACGCCTGCCCCATATACCCGCCGACTGCCGTCACAAACTCGGTTGCGCGCTGCTTCTGAGCGTTCTCATCTGGGGCGATCGTGGAATCTGTCTCAATGTCGAGGATGAACGGGCGTAGACGCTGCTCACGCAACAATTCCATGACCTGATCAATGGTCACGGTTTCGCCTTCTTTGCGGATTTTCTCCTGAAGCTGGGCGGTCTGCTGTTGCGTCTGCTGCTGGAGCTGTTGAGCGGCTTTCTGCGCCTCTTCCGGGTTCTCTTGCGCCTTCTGCTGCATCTGCGGATTAGCTATGGCCTCCTTGGCCTGCTTCCCTGCGGACTTCACCAGCTCCTTGCCCTGGTCTTCGAGAGCCTTGACCTGCTTCTTCACGTCAGCGTCGGTCGGCAATTCCATTTGGCTCATGTCTTCCAGAGTTTTCTGCTGGAAGTTCTCAGCCATGATCTCCGCGGCAATGCGGGTAATATCGCGGGCTATGCGCACAAGCTCGTTCTGGCGATCCCTCACTCGAATTGAGCCGTACTGGCTCTTCAGTTCCTGGGCTCCAAGCGTCTCGTTTGCGTCTGTCGAGCCACGCATGATGTCGGATAGTCCGGTGATCTGGTACACGTCATCAATCAGTGAGCGTCGAAGTTCGACAAGACCGGTGATGGTCTGGGCAACCATATCGATCGGCAGCCAGATGATCTGTTCGCCAGAACCGCCGAATGCTGCCCAATTGGCGATCGGCACCATGATGGTGCCTTCGTCATTGCGCGCCAGTGCGGATTCGATCGCTTCGCCAACCTCACCACCGCCGGGATAGAAGCCCTTGAGCTTGACGGCCTCAGTGAGAGCAGCGATGCGCGTCGTGAGCTGGTTGATTTCCTCGATCTGGTCCTTGTAATAGACGTAATCAGGAACCGGTACGAGAGAGCCAGGCTGCACGGTGGCGTAGGCAGGCCGCGGGCATGGGAAAAATCCCTCAAGTTTCAGGTGCGGCTCATCGCTGTCAAGAACAGTATCAACGCCTTCGACAACCCAAACGACGCGGTCTTCAGACTTGGACCAGATTTCCCAAACGCCAGCCTTCTTGATCGGGTCGCGGTTGCCGTTTTCCTTTCGGTCGCGGTCGTTCTCCTGAAACGCAGCCGTTTTCCAGTCATCTCCGCCGAAGCGATCCTGCATTTCTTCGGCAGTCATCCAGGCACGACGAGCAACCCAATCGACTTCCTGCCATTTGCGTGCTGGTGCGCACAACCAATCACGACGATCGACATGCTCGATGCAAACGCGCTCGTTCTTCTTGCCGCGCTTCTCTTTGTCTTCGTAGCGAATCCATGCGCAGCCTCGTGCAAGGCGCGTCAGGTCGTCACGAATGAGGATCATCGTGGAATCGATATCCTCCAGTTCGAACTGCACCGTTGTGGCGCGCTCCAGAAGCTCGGAGGCGGTCTGTGCAACAGGCTTGCGGCCACGGAAGCGAGGCGTGACGACAGGCACGGGAGGACGCGAATAGATCGACGGGCCGAGCACCTGGATATTTGCCCAGAATAGCTGAAACTCACGATCACGCCCCACGCCGGCAAGGCGCGACAGATCAGCAAAACGCTTGTCAATGTTGTCGCACTTCTGCTGCCAGTCGTGCATCGCATTTTCGGCGTCTTCGATCAGATTGAGCCACGCCTTAGAGCTTTCAGGCTCTAAGGACGGGTCATAATCTGGCTGTTCGAACTGAGCATCAACCATTCAAAGCTTTATCCGTCTTGATGAGCTCGCCATGGGAGGCGGCGGGGCAAGGATTTTGCCCTTTGGAATGATGAGCGGAGGCGGCGTATCAATCGTCGGAATGGAGCGCCATGAAAGAGCAAGGTATCGAAAGGCATCGGACAGGTGAGAAGACCAGTCATGCACCTCAGACGCCTTGAACGTCTTCTTCTCGTCGTCCCATTCGCGTCGGTATTGCTCTAGTGCCGAAATTCCTTGATCTTCACAGTCTGGGTGGAATAGGCACAGGGGCAAGGTTTTGCGAACAGCGTTGATACCGTCCATCTTCGTAGCCATGGGCACCAGAAACGGCTTGAGGCCATACTCTCGCATCGTTTCGACGCGGGTGCGGCCCGTCCCCCATTCCTTCACCTTGGCGTCGTGAGGGACGAAATCAGTGCCGAGCTTCCACCCGCGCTCCTGGTGGCGATTGTGGACAACATCGGCGTAATGATCGAGGCCGACGCCAGACTGCGAGTAGCAATCCAGCACGAACACCTGAGCACCGCGGACCTGAAACCACCAGATAGACGTGTCGTCCTTTACTCCGATATCCCACGCTCTGTGCACAGGCAGGCTTAAATCAGGCTCGCACTCTTCGGTGATCCGTCCTTCGCGCCGTACCGCGACCATTTCTCTGGCATAGAAGGCGCCAAGGATAGCCGCGTTGAATGAGACCTCGTATTCCTGCTCAAACTGCGCTCTGCCGATGTCCTCGCCATACAGCGCGATATACTCCGACAAGCTTTCCTTGATCTGCTGTGGCGATAGAGCCCCTGTCTCGTGGATGCTTAACGTTTCAGCGAACCAACGCGGGTTGTTCCTTGCCATCTCATACATTGAGTGAGCATGGTTGCGACCGCGGGGCGTGGTAATGAAAGCTGCCCAGCCGTCGTTCTCTTCGATCATGGGGCGGATGTAACCCCAAGAACTCGGGTTGCCCAAAGCCCACTCAGAGAAAACCACGCCGCCGACGCCCGCGCCTACGAGGCTGTTGTATCGGTCAGATCCGACTAGCTGCCATGTGCTGCCGTTCCTGAACTTGATCTTCATTTCCGTGGCGTTTGGCTCGCCGTCGATCAGCTCTTGAGGGAACGCCTCGAATATGCGCCTCTTGCCCGTATGTGCCGATACCGCGTCCCATATGGCTTTGCGGCACTGGTTATACTCGGGCAACATGTGCCAGTAGTTGGCAACGCGCTCATGTGCAGCGATCGCCGTCCGGTGAAGGATCACGTCGTCCTTACCCGCGCGACGGTGCCAGATGCCAATTGCTCTTTTGCCGCCTCTTTCCAGATAATCCCAAAGCGGTCGCTGGTACGGCCTTGGAGACCAGCCGTTAGGAAGTCTTATCCGCAAAGCGGACGATCTCCAGAACCATCGGGCCCCCATCCTTGCCGCTGTGCTCAATGCTGGCGAGCTTTGCATGCACGTAAGGCGCAGCCTTCTCAGCAGCCCACATGCGATCCTTTACGTCAGCCTGCTCATTGCGCAGTATCTCAAGCATGTATTCAAGAGGGGTTAGGCCTTCTGTTGAAGCCTTCTCCGCAAGCTCTCTGTTTTTCTCGGTCAACGCGCCGCTTGGCCGGCCCGCGCCTTCGCGTTTACCTCCGCGCGCCATTGTTTGATTTCCTTTGATTAAATTCAAACGAGGCAGCCTGTACGGCCTCACTGTGTTATTCCGGTTTGCCCACTTGAGCGCCGCCACGCAAAATTATTTCATTCAGCCGGTGAAGGCCTGGCATTTCTCGATAATGTTTTTCTACGAGTTGAGGGCTTCTCTAGCCTGTGGGCCATCAAGCCTCGTCAGCAAACGGCTGATAACCTCATCTTTGGTAATCCCAGAGTCCGGCGGCAGATACTGCGCTAGATCCTGCTGGCAGTCCTTCACGAGGCGGATAAGCTTTTGGGTCTGGCTCATCACCCTCTCCCGCTCTTGCTCTGTGGTGGTCATGGGGTCAGTAGCCTCGAGCTGGGTTATCGCAGTACCCATCACGGTCATAATGGCGGCTGCGCTCAACTGGCGCCGAGGCTTGCTGCATATATGCCACCGTCATTGCATACCGAGCGTCTGTCTTCATCCGGGGCCGACGAACTTTCGGCTTCTGGCCAAGAACCAATCCACGGTTAAGGTTCTTGCTTTATCGCACGTGGCTTAGCCACCCCCGAGCACACTGTGCCTTGGGCACATGCGCGAAAAGGTATGGGGGCCAAGCAATCCCGTCGCGACTGAGACATCTCGGCCAAGCTCCTGCATATTCGCCTACGGGACCGGAACCCTCTATGGTGCCAGCTAGGAGGAGCTACCTCTTTCGCGGCTTCGGCTACTTGCGATCACTGCTCTTCCCAATTCGGTTTAAGCTTTGTCTCTCACAACACGGCCTATCTGATAGTCAACGTGTTTTGAGTGTCATGGGTGGTGGTCAAATAAGAACCCGGGGCCGTGCCGCCACTCCCCGGGCATTCGCAGAAGCAAAGATCATTCACGATGTAGCGGCCATCACGGTCAGAAACTTTGCTTCGTCTGCATCCCGTCGCTTCGCCTCTTCGGCTCTCACTGACGGGTGCTGACATCGACAGGAAGGGAACGACCGAGCACTCCCAATCTTCTCGAACCGAAGTCCGCCCTTCCTGATTTGCTGCGAGGGCCACACGCTACCGTGGCTTCCGGGTAAATCGTGATCGGTTGTGCGTCGCATTGACGCCAGCTCCGCGATTTCGGCCCCTGCCTTCAATGGGGCGCTTCTGCGTTTCAGCGCCGCCTCGCATTACGTTGCCCTGATGGGCGAAATTAACCTGTTGCCACCTTCAAAGGGTTCGACCGCTGCGCAACTGGCTTACCTTCTTTTCGGTGCCTATGCGCATCTTTGGCGTTGTCTGAAGCATTACCCCAATAAAGATGCTTTGGGGTGACGCATCCTAGATGCCCATTGCCGCAACGGTGAAGCGCCATAGCCTTTGGGTCTTCTGGAAGCTTGTTCACCTTTAGGCACATTGCGCGGTGCGCTGGCATTCTCTTAAAATTGAATGTCACCATGCCACGAGGCGAAGCTGCTGTAGTGAACGGATAAATTATGCACTGATCGCCTTCATACGCAGAGAAAAGCTTTATCCAAAGCTCACTAGAGCCAGAACGAACTTTGCTAGGGCAAACGCTATTCCCTGGCAGCCGCACCACTCTTTGCTTCCAGCCAACATCAACGTGCTTACCCAGGCATTGGGTAACGAACTCGTGAGCTGCTTCCAAAAGAAATTTGTCGGGGGTCTTCGTCCCACAGTATCTCAAGTGCATTGGAATTGTATGCCGGTTCATGGGCGCATTTCTCCCATATGTGGGAGTTGGATGCTCCCGGCTTGGCCGTCGAGTATTCCCTTTTGTAATGACGAAAGGTCCGACTGAAACGCCAAATCACTGCCGAACATTAGCTTGCCATCGCGAAATTTGCAATAGGCCCCTCGCCTTCAAGGCTTTCCAATTCCTTGAGAATCAACAGGACTCTTTCGCGAGTTGGAGCCGATAGCTCTTCCATGGCTTGCTCAGCAGCATATCTCATAGAGACCTTCTTTCGTCGGCCTTTTGGTAATATCAGGCCCAGCTGGCGATTGAGGGCGTTTCGGCGCTGTTGGTTGGCAAGCTTCAGCTTTGCTTCCCTCTCCTGCTCGTAGATCGATTTGCGCTCGAGATCGGCGAACATGAGGGTGCCGATATCTTCCGCCTCACGAAAGCAGGCGGGGCCACCGTCACGTGATGATCTCAGGAAGCACATGACACCTTCGGTCCTGCGCACCTTCTCGAACTCGCCGTCTGCGATGTTGACGAACACATACCCGACCAGCAACGGAAAACGCTTGGCGACAACCTTGTTAGTGCGCTGGTGCCTCACGTCCCGCCAGAAAGACGGCATGTAAACGTCAATGCCCTCATTGCGCAGATTGCGCTCGATAATACTCTCACCCTCGCGCTTCGCCGGCACGTTGGCAGCCATAGACGCCATGCGCTGAGTGCCTGGCATTGGTCGGATTGCGTACCACTTGGTGTTCGTTTTCATTGCCGCCGCCCTTCTGCTGTTACGAAAGAACCAAGATCGTGCTCACCTTGTCGCTGCCTTCGCGCGTGTAGCCTGCTTGGTTCTTGTAGAATTGTCCTCGCTTGATCGTCAGGCTCGGGTCCGGTGTAGCGAGGAGCAAAGCCAGAATGGCAGACTCCGTTTCATTGTCCGGCGTCAGAACAATCTGCTTTGTGCCTTCCTCTACAAACAATGCCATTTTCATCTCAATCCCCTTGTTTGTTTCTACCGAGAATTCGCTTGATCTCGTCCATGCACGCAGATGCGCCGCGCCCCTGCTGGTATTGGTCGAGAATGCGATGAATAGCCGTCTCGCGCTTCTTGCGGTCGCTATTCGCCGCCTTGGCTTGGTGAATTGGTTGAGGAATAGCGCTCATGTAGGGGCGCCCTCCCTTTCAGCCTTGCGAGCTCGTGCAAACTGGTTGGGGGGGTCGTCGGTCCGAGTGAAGCCAAGAACTCTCTCGGCAGCTTTTCGAGCTATGTTCGCTTCGTGCAGCGTTCGGAAGGCGCCCAAATAAACATGCCTGGGGCCGTTCCAGATACGAGCCACCCACCTCCCGTCGCCGGGATTGTTGTTATATTTGGGCTTCCAATTTACGCCATGGACGCCCGAGGTGTTGTTGACACGTTGCGCCGCGTTGCGCTGGTTTTCGCTTTTCGTGACCTTCCGAAGATTTCCCCATCGGTTATCGGTCGGATCTCCGTTGATGTGGTCTATTTCGTATTCAGGATAAAAGCCGAACTCTCCGGTCATCATCAACCAGATCACACGGTGGGCATGATAATATGCCCCGTCAATGATCACCTTGCGATACCCCTCAAACTTGAGGATCGATCCAGCTGGCTTGCCAACCCTTTTTAGGTGTTTGGCGTATGCGGCGGCGGTAAATTCAGCCCGGGGCCGCTCATTGAATAAAAGTTGACCTGTCTCTGGATCGTAATTGAAATATTCATTCGCTCGTGCTTGTGTGAGCGCAGCCATTTGGAGCTCCTACCGGACTACTTTGGTTAGAACCAAGATTGAGTTGCCGCTCTTTCTTGGTTCGATTTTTATACCATATCGGGATCACATTTTCACTGTTAACACCTTGTTTTTTCGACATTTCCAGAGATATTTTGGTTACTGCAAATAAAGCACTGGTATGGTCACGCCCGCCGAATACTCTCCCTAGTTCTGGGAAGCTCATATGGGGCTTAACAAAAGTCTTTACCTCCCACATGACTAAATGACGCGCCGCCACTACAGCCCTTCCCCTATTGGGACCAATGAGAGTCTCGTAATCTATCGCTAGCTCAACCGCTCTCAACCTGATGTATTCCTTGCAACTCAACTGAAGCTCACCGTTTTCCAGTAGCCATTGCTTGATGTGGGCATCAAAACTGATCGCTTTGGTCTTCCACTCTGGTTGTCGATCAACCACGAGATGTTTCTGTTTAATCGCCACCCTCGACGCCGGTGCTGCGGAAAGCTTTGGTGCATCATCAAAATATGCGATCGTCTTTGGTTCGGTTAGCTTCTTTGCCGCTTCAAGTTTTCGCATAGCGCGGGCTTTAGCCGCCTCGTGAAATGCAGCCTGTGAGGGCGTTATCGGCTGGTGCATGTTCATCTGAAACTCCTCTCCGATCGCTCTCTCTCGCGCCGGATGTACTCTTCTCGGCTCTCGGCCTGGCGGGCGACGGGCGATATGGTGTAGCTTCCGAATGGTGGTGGACGATCAGTGCCGGCGTGTGGAAGCTTGGCGCGAGCGTTGGTAAACCAGTCCGATCGAAAGCCTTGCCAACCGTGGAGGATCTGCATTTCAGCCGCCTCCTGTGGGCTGCCGGTCTTCTCGTATTCCTTGACGAGGAGCTTGGCCGCATACACGGTGAGGGGCTTCTTTACCGTCTTCTTGCGGTGCTCGATCAGAGCGTCGGCCAGATCGTCGCCAACGCAGTCTGCAAGAACCTTTCTGATGTCTTCGGTCATTAGGCTGCCAATCCTTCCGCTGCTTCTGTAACAACCACCACGCATGGCGCAGGTAGACCAACGCCCCATGTCATCGTGAGGCGCTGGCACTTGCTGTCATCCTGAATGACGCCGTGCATAACGAGGAAATCCGAAATCGTCTTCTCTGTGTTAGCTAGATCCCGCGCGCGCTTGTCCGGCGCCTCAAGGCAGATCGCAATGTGGTAAGGGCCGATGTGCTGGCGATGTCTGTCACGCACGTGCAGTGACGCTTCTGCTATCCAGGCGTTATATCGTGCCGTCTTGTGCCGACCACGCTTGTTGCCGCCGTTGGCGTATGCTGCGTTGACGGATATGGGAAATGGGAGATGAAGAGTGACGCTCATGGCAACCTCATCTTCTCTTCAAAGACGAAGACAGGCAGATCGTCTATGATAACCTCGCCTGTCGCGCGGTCGAAGTCAGGCGATGCGCCCGCGCAAGCAACGTGGCGCGGCCCTGGGGCGCCTTTTATGGGGCGAAGAAGATCGCCTTCATTGAAGTGCTCGCCGCAGATCGGGCATGGGTTTGGAACAAACATTATCCCGCCCTCCGCTTCTGCGACTGCTCGGCGCGGCGGCAAAGCTCTTCGACCTTGCGTGCGAACTCCAAACGTCTGCGCTTTCTGGCAATGTTGATGTCAGGCCATTTCTTCGGTCCGGCGCTGAACTTCGATAGCCAGTCCTCAAGCTCAACCTGATAGAGCTGCGCTTCGTCGGCTATGTCCTGGTAGGAGTTGAAGGCGTGTTCGTTCTCTTGAGTGGAGGGCATGGGTTAGGCCTCCACCAGTGCTGAACGGACGCGCTTTTCGTAGTCGGCTTGAGCGGCGGCTTTCGCTTCTTTTACTGTGTCGAACTTTGCTAGCGGCGTTTTGGCTCTGTTGAAGTATATGTACGAGAGGCCGCCTAACAGGTTGATGTCGTACTTGCCGACCACCGAAGCCGTGGTGCACTCACCGTTGTCGAACGTAAACCATTCCAACGGTTTAATCTGCACTGGCCGGTCTCTCTCCGCCATGATGGCGCGGGCGATGATCTTGACAGCGTCGTCCCAGTCATTCACCGGGACCATATTCCACGCGGTTTGATCAAGCGCATATTCCGCAGCCTTCATCACGTCTTCGGGGATTTCAGTCTGCATGGGAGGACTCCTGCCTGGAGAAGTTAGAAACCACGTATGCTTGCTGCCAGTCGATGTTTCCCTTAGGCAGCACTTGGCTAAAATAGATGACGCGCCCCCACTTCGGGTCTGGGTGAATGCTGACGAAACCAATCGGCACATACTCGGTCCCCGTAACGACCTCTTCTTGAGCGGAAATGCCAGCCTCAAGCATGAGCTTGGCGCGGTCGCGAAAACGAACCTTGTCGACGGCTCCTAAAGCATCAAATGTGCGACCAGCAAAATCGGCGTCTGCTCGAGCTGCCCTGTCAATCATCTCGTCACTTATCGACATTGTTGTTCTCCTCATCCGTCAGCTCAGGACAAATCCACTCAGCGAACCAAGCGGCCCAATCACGCGCCCACATCGCCAGAGCGTGTCTCCGCTCGAAGCTTAGCCATTGCACGAAGGCGGGCGGTCTTTTCGATGTATTCTGCATGGTCTTGCCGTGCCCTCCGCACTTGTTCTGCGGTCTCGTAAAGTTCCATCATCTGGAAATGCTTCACGATTTCGCTTTCTTTGTTCCACCACCCTCGTAGGCGGCGCTCGGTCCATTTGTTCTGCGGGTCTTCCTTGTGCGGGAACCGCTTGTTCAGTTCCTTGACTGCGGAGTAGAACATTTCTCCGACACGGCGCTTTCCGCCGATCACTTCGATCAAGCTGTTAGCCATCGCTACATCAGACATTTGCTTGCTCATTCCCTTATCAAGGCTTCCCGAATCTTCGGGGGAAATACCCGGCATGTTCTGCGTCTCCTGTGGTTATCTGCTCTCGTTCACACGGAGACGCAGATGGGCCACAGGCATGAAAATGATGGGATCGCAGGCAAAGCTGGTAACGATGTCCGCGATCCCGGCCCGCCGCATCTGACGAACCTAATTTCGTTTCCAAAGAGCAAAACGCCGCTTCCCCGCTCTTTGGCTGCCGATGGCGAGCCGCCCTTGCCATCGGCTTTTATTGATCTAGGAGAAGCTACACAGGCCGTCGTGTTGAGACTGGCGAAGGGCTTTCCGAAGATAAAAGTTTTGCGGGCTGATGACTGGGAGGAAGACACCAGCCCGCGCTAACCGCCCCTGGAGTTCAGCGGTCAGAACTTGCGCGCATAAGCGCCAGGACAAATACGGTGATGATTGAGCCGGACATTGCGCCGGCAAAGAACCATGCCCCCGCTTGGAAAGCACCACTCATGCCGCCACCCATTCACGGTTGATGCGGTCTACCTCTTCCAGCGCGGCGTATTCAGCCACGGGGATGAGGATTGCTTCGAGCGCAGTTTCGGTGAGCTTGTCTTTGATGGAGGGGCGCTTCTTCATGCCAGCGTCCTCTCAATGAGCAGAACGGCGTCAGCTACAGTCTCAACCTTCTCAGCAGCGTCGTCATTCAAGATGATGGCAAACTCATCCTCGACAGCCATAAGGATTTCGATGCTGTCCAAGCTGTCGGCACCAAGATCGTCCACCAGCTTTGAGGACATGGTGACGCTTTCGAGTGGGACACCAACGCAATCCGAAACAATGGTCGCAAACCTATCGAAAATCAGGCTCATGCTCGCTTCTCCTCCCGAATATCCCTTGGTGAAATTGCCTTGGCCTTCTCGTAGCCTTCGATCTGTTGCTGAGCGGATAGGTCGATCATTACCGCTTGGAGCTTTGTCTTTTGACGGGCTTGGAAAGGGGTCATGCTGCCCTCACATCGTCCTTGTGACCGCTACCGCCGCAATGAGGGCAAGCATTCTCGCCATCTTCGATGAAGCGCGCTTCCGGGTTGGTGTCGACAAATGCGCGACCTTCCGCGATCATCTTCTTCAACTCTCCAGGCGCGAGGCTCGATGCACCACGTCGAACCTTAGACTCCACGCTCGGATGTTCCGGCACAACGAAGTGCTGCCAAGCGATCGGCTGCTCACCATTGGCAAAGCCAGACCAGCGGCCAGCATTCTTGCCAACTGGCGGGATCCAGTAGGACTTGATCACCTTGCCACATCCCGTCGCCGCCCAGATGTAATCCGGAACGAAATCGCTGATCTGGTGAATGCGATCGCCTACCTTACGCTCGCTGTGTACCGTCTTGCCGCATGGGGCGGCGGTAATGTCGAAATCCCAGGTCATGCTGCCACCTCTGCAGCCGCAATTGCGCGGCGCATGCACTTGAGGACGGCCTTATGACCGTGCCCGTCGTTGAACTCGAAAATGGATTGTTTGCCGCAGGCATTGCGCACCGCGCGGATCGCCGCGCCGTAGTCGTCGCCAGAGCATTTCACCCTCTGGATCGCGCCGACGATATCGAAGCTCTTGGCATGCTCAGAAGAGGGTTTCACTTCATTGCCTCGGGCGTCAAAGGCGATACCGTCACGCGCCCATTTGTTTGGGCTGGCAATGATCGACAGTGCTTCGGAAAGTACAGCTGCGGCACTCATGCGACTGTCTCCGGAATGGCGAAGAACTCCTCAGCGTCGAGCTTGATCTGGTTTGCCTTTGCATACGCCAACAGTGCTGGCGCATCGCCTTGCGGGATTACGCCGCCAGTACCGCCCCGATCCTTCGGGTACATCCAACGATATACGCGAGAGACGTGCTTACCGGTGATCTCAGACACCTTGTCGATGCCGATCTTGGCGATGATGGATTTTGCTGGGTCGAGATGTTTTTCGCTCATGGAGGTATAATTGCGATGATCGCAAAATTAAGTCAAGCGATTTTTGCGATATCCGCTATAGCAAAATTTGCGATGTTCGCCAAAATCCGCGCATGACCGATACTAGAAAAGAAATCATCGAGTGGATCAGGAACGAACTGGACCGAATGGGCCACGGCGCGAGGATCAAGCTCGCCTCTCATCTAGGCATACGGCCAGAAGGCGTTACGCGCATGTTAGGTAAACCCGGCAAGGAAGGTCGAGGCGTTGCCGGGCCGGAACTGGTCAAAATCAGCGAGTTCTTTGGATCGACGCCGCCTGGTCTTAAATTGGACCTCAATCCGATCGACGTTCAGATTGACACCATCCCTGTACGTGGGAAGGTGGCCGCCAGTTCATGGATGGATGTCGAGGATATGGATTTCGGCTGGGAGGATATGGAGCCGGTTCCGACGATCAGCGGATACCCAAAAGAGTATCAGTTCGCGTTGATGGTTGAAGGGAACTGCTTAAACAAAAAAGCGGCGCATGGCGACGTGCTGATTTGCCTTGATATCATCAAAGCTGGCGTACCCTTCAAGGAAGGCCAACTCGTCGTTGTCGAGCGCAAGAAATACGATGGGCAGATGGTTCAACGGACGGCTAAGCGAGTTCGGATGACAGCCAAGGGATACGAGCTTTGGCCGGAAAGCACAGACCCGGCGCATCAAGACCCCATTATCCTATATGAGGAATCGCCCGGTGAAAGCGCGGTGGTGATCGGCGTTGTTCTATGGATCTTTCGGAAACCTTAGAACTTCCTCCACCAGACTGACTCGTCAGGCTTCATATGCAGCCACATGTAAAGCGTGGTGAGCCTGTCTCGCTCGATCTTGATCCATTCATCTTCGTGACGGCTAGCGCAGCGAGCGACCAAATCTTTCTGGTCATCGCTCATCCGATGTGTCTGTGTTTGAAGGTATTCGATCATCTCTTTCTCCTTTAGATACACCTCCCCCTTTCGCTTACTGCCCCCATCTCTGGGCTGCGAACCGGGCAGGACATTTTCAATCACGGTATAGCCAGAGTACCGTTCCCCTTGCGGGAGGTGGTCAACCCCTGCCCCTCTACTGAACCGAAAGACCGAAATCGGAATACCGATATCGAGAAAATCAGTCTGGCGTAGACCCTGTGTCAGGTTCCGGCGAACCGGATGGGTTTGTTTGCTCTAGTTATTCCTCAGCTCATGTCAGCATTCGGACGGTTGAAGCTTCTCTCGAAGTAAGACCCGCCGTGATTTCCGCCTCAGCCTGGGAGACGTCACCGCTTGGGATTGATTTGCCGGAGTGATCGGCGGCGCGGGGCAAGCCCTCAAAAACCGCTGCCTTTGCACCTCTAAGCGCATTATCTTGGCGGGAACCTCCGATCAGACCCAAGATTTTGTGCTTTTCAGCGCCTGACAGCACGCGCAACCATTGCGAAGATATACCATTTTTGGTATGCAATAGCTCTCAAAGCGGCATGCTATCAGCCCCGGTCGGATCATCCCGCCGGGGCTTTTCTTATGCGCCATGATTCGGTGCGTGTCAAAAATATTTTGCGATCATCGCAATTTTCTGTTTGACAATCTTTTGCGATTGCCGCAAATTCTCCTCATCAGCCCACCGACTGAAGCTTCCTTGGGAACGACGAAACGGCAGGCGGAATAACAGAACCCCGGAGGTCGCCATGTGAAGGACTGCCCGGACAACAGCTATCGGGCCGGGCCTCGAGCACTCCGGTAGCGACCACCAGCCAACCGATGATCTCCCAAGCGGACGAGCGCGGTAGCTGCGAAGAGGAACAAAGATGATCACCCAGTCAGAGCTAAAGCAGCGAATGGATTATGACCCGGCGACGGGCATCTTCACCAGAAAGCATAAAGCGGCTGGATCGCGAAACGCTGCTTCCTGGAACGCTCAGTTCGCCGGCAAAGTCGCAGGCAGCGCTAACGGTCGCGGGTATGTTTACATCGTTATTGATCGCGTCGCCTACGCAGCGCACCGCCTTGCCGTCCTTTACGTGACCGGCGGCATTGAAGGCTTCGAGGTCGACCACATCAACGGCATCAGATCGGACAACAGGTTTGAAAATCTGAGACGCGTGAGCCGAACCGAAAACGCCAGAAACATGCCTCGCAGTAAACGCAACAAGTCGGGAGTGACTGGCGTGTACTGGAACAAGAAGCATCGGAAGTGGACCGCTCAAATACTCATGAACGGCGTCAACAACTACCTCGGTGCATTCGATGAAAAAGCCGACGCCATCAGGGCGCGCAAGAAATCGGAAATTGAAAACGGTTTTCACCCAAACCATGGGCGCGCCGCCTGATCGCCCCCCC